ACTCCATAGAGCAGTAACAGTACCATTGGCATCTACTGATACCATGCTACCGTTACGACCAACAGCTACAATGAATCCATTGAAGTATTCAACACCTACAATCTCATCTAAGTAGTCTTCTGTCTCAGCAAACAACATAGTACCTGGACGTACTTCATTAGCACCATCAATACCACGTTGCATGTTCTCTAGTATTTTAGAGAACTTAGTATCTAGGTTTAGATCATTATCTACAACATTCCATCCACCAGAGAAGTCTCTGATAGTAGCATCAAGTAATACGTTAGAACGTTGTACTTGTGCTGATCTACCTTGGGGACCAGTTGGGAATAAGAATGTATCCATTAGGGTAATGCTGTAAAGCTAAACGTAGTTGGTAAGGCTGTACCAGGGTCAAGGCTAATAGGAGCAGAGTTAAAGGTATTCTTTAATTGCTTCACTCTAGCTTCGAACAGTAATTGGAACTTCTGTGTAGCATTAGGATTTGTACCATCGTCTTCTAAGTAATCAAACACAGCACCAAGGATTAGAGCTTGATCATCAAAGTCAATCTCATCTGTAGATACAAATGTATCTGGCTTAGTACGATACTGTACAATAATATCACCAGTAGAAGTCTTAGGCCAAATCTGGAATACTCTGGTCACTTTATTAGAGGCAGTAGGACCAAGAGATTCGTAATGAATAGGAGTAGTACCAGACAACTCAAATGGGTTAGTGGTAATTGCAGATATCTTAGTTAATGGAGTATTACTATTCTCAGGAAAGACTACACGTATATCTTCAAAACGTTTAAGTAACTCTGTAACATCTGTCGTAATGACACCAAGAGTACCATCTAGGGTCCATGTTGCCCAAGTAAGAAATTGAGGCCAAAAGACCTCTTCGAATAGAACATCAAACTTATGTTGGACCATTTCAGCTATACGATCTTCTGCATAAGTTTGAACGCCAGTACCAGCTACCATAGATAGTCTATCAGCTATACGGTCGATTAATGTAGATAATGTTGCCATGAATTAATAACCAGCCAGAATAGGCATGATACTTCCTTATCAGTACAGTAGTGGCCGGGAGAGTGAAGGGGAGGCCAAGACTCTCCCGACCTATCTTCTATGCCTAGCCGCTAAAGTGCTCGACACCGTGAAGATCACTTGTGTTACACAAGTAACGAATTTCACTGACAATGGAACCATTACTAGCCGACGCCGCATCGAACGTGCCACGGGGATCGCCCGTAGTCGCTGTCTGAGGATCAGTAGTAATAGCCGCTGTAAGCACACCAGCCGCAACAACACCGTCTTCGGTATCGCTAAGTAAGCTAGTACCAGCATACGGGATACCCAACTTATCCGCCCAACCTACATCGACAGTATCACTAGCGGCTCCTGAAGCAATAGCTATACTATCAACATATTTGAAGGCTTTTGCACCAGCAATTACACCTGTTCCACTAAGGGTAATATTCTCTACCATTACTTGACCAAGATAGTCACGACCAGTAATCGTGCATACATGATCAGACCCAGAACTACCTGTGCAAGATAAAGTACGACCATATGTAGCATCAATCATACCAGCAGTAGTAGTTACAGAAGTAGAACTACCATCGAAGGTGTTTTTATAATCAGCAGAAGTAAAAGAAGTAGCTGAATTAGTAGCACTTACGCCATCCCAAATGCCATCAGCATCTAGAGTAGCCGGTGCACCAAGACTTACGATAACAGCATCTCCAACGACATCAGCAGCAAATTCCATGTTAGGAACATACTGAGAAATATTGCGAGGATGATGATCAGCGTTTACTTTAGACATAACAAGTTTCCTTCAAGTTAGGTTGTAACATGATGGACTTTAGAAGATTTAGTTACACGCTCTTTCTGTTCTGACCTAGATTTAAGACTACCAGTATTAGCTGGACCCATTTCGTCACCTGTATCCATATTTACAAGTGTCGGATCAGTCAAGAAACCTTGTCGCATCATCTCTTCTTCTGTCCATACTCTAATGGAACTACCGCTAGGAAAGTAAACCATCCATCCAGCATCGTGATCAAGGTCTTCATAGTCGAAGCCGCCAAGAAGAATAGCATTACCATCTTTATTCTTCATAACGTTACCTTTATCATCTAACCGTACTTTTGGTTTAGCAATCCTACGGATAGCAGTTCCTTCCAGCTTATGTACCTCGAAACGAGGTTTTACGTTAGCACTCATCCCCTTACACTCCTTATGCTTACGAGTTAATCAGTACTGCATGAGTACGGAAGGCTTTCCACATGCACCATTGACCCTGCCATACGACACGGCGACCATGAGCATCAATCGTCCAAGGAGCTACAAGCTCTTTGACCTTCATGTTAACATGCTTAAGGACATGCAGACGGAGATACTTACTATTAATAAAGTACGCTTTATTAACAGGACAATCCTCATCATACATCATTGGGATGTTTTGGTGTTTAACACCACTGAAGCCCAAGTCCATCATCTTCTTACCAGAGTTAGACTCTGACAAGTTGATAACAACCTTATCACGGACAGCAGTACGATAGTGACGGAACAGGTTACGACCCGTAAGAATAACGTCAGGCTTATCACCTTTAAGAGTCAAATCCATAAGGATATCATCAAACGCTTCCTCAATGTTCGTACTATCAAGGTTGCCATTGAAGTCATAGGCAGAAGTACGCCACTGATTTTCATTAGCTCGGTTGATATTACCAACAGTTCCTGTAGTCGGATCATCAGGAACCAAAAGACCAAGACCCTGTGGATCAGTACCAGCACCAGAAGCATACAAGTACTCAGAGAACTTCTCTTTAATACTTTCTTCTAGTACATCAATCTTAGCTTTCATCAGCTTAAAGATTTGTGCACTGCCTTGGTTCTCGTCTTCTTCCTGATCACTAATCACAACAGAACCAGCAACACGTGCCCAGTTATACGTTACCGTATCAAATTCACTGGTCTGTGCAATTGGCTGTTCATCGAAGTATTCATAAGAAGCGATATTTGGGTTACGGCCCAACGTAAGTGGGTTCGTAATCTCGTGTCCACCGTCTTCAAACTCAACACGGTTATTCGCAAAAGCCCATGCCATAAGAGCATTAGACTTAATAGAAGCAAGAATAAGTTTCTTACGACTACGAGTAAGGGTTGATTCAAGGACTGTGGCGATAGGTGAAGATGCCATAGTTACTATTCCTTGTCTTAGTTAATACCAGCCTCTGCCATCGCTTGTCGAATGATGTCATCGGTACTTGTTGATACATCAGCTACCTGTGCAGTGTCCGTAACATTAACGCTCGGAACTCCACCACCATCAGGCGGCTGTTGTCGCGTATTTGGTACACTAGCTGTACGAGTTACAGATTGTGCGTCTTGATCAGTCTGTAACTGAGCTAGGGATTTCGTCCAATCTAAACCACGTTGGTGGTAGTAAGACTGGAGTTTAAAATACGCGGCTTCAACACTAAGACTTGGGTCTTGTTGTAGTAACCGGGTGAGAGAGTCTTCATGTACTTCACTATCGGGATACTTTGAGTTAAACTCATTGTAGATAGTCTGGGCGCGATCTTGTGCAGCTTGTGTGTCATCTCTCTGTTTTTGCTCCCCAACCAACGGAGCCAAGGCATTGTCAAGCATTTGTTTGACAGCCGCCATATCGGTTCCACCACTCATAAGAGCATCGACATTATAACCATTACTTTGCGCCTGTGTCAACATATATTGTATTGCTTCAACAGGGTTATTTTTATAAGCAGATATCAATTGTGCACCAGTAGTCACCTCTTCTGGCGTGAGATTATACTGTGTGCCAACGGTTCCAGCATTGTTAATAGCCTCTAACTGAGACTTAACAGTTTCAAGTTCTCTAGTAGCGGTATCTGCACGAGTCTTCTCACGTTGTGCAGTTTCGTAAAATCTACGTTCCTTACCACCAGCAGCGATGACGTTACCATCTCTGTCTACTAGATTTTGGGGACCACCAGTGTTTTGCTGTTGCTCTTTAACATCGCTTCCCGTAGTATCTTGTTCACTGTCGGCTGTAGATGTCTCTTTCGTAACGTCCGAGTCTTCTCCCGCACTTTCCGTACTAGTACTTTCCTCTGTAGTCGGTTCATCCCCTTCTCCTATACTATCTAGGATTGCTTCATCAGTTGTAATCAGTTCACTTTCTTCTACCATAGTTCATCCCCTTAGTTGATAACAGGAGGTGCTTGTTGACCTTCCTGCGGTTGTTGTTGCTGCGCCTGAGACATTGCAGCTTGCAATGCTTCTTGCGGTGGAACTCCAGATCCTATAGCAGACTGTACTTGCTGCTTAAGTTCTGGAGGAAGTTGTGCTAGTATCTCTTTAAGTTGTTCAGGACTTGCAGAGTTAACTTCAGGACCACCAGCCGCTTGACCCTGAGATTCTTGACCACCGCCTGCTTGTTGTTCTATGGCTTGGATAAGATCTTCCCAATCTTCTTCTCTCATAGTAACTTCATCAAATGCTTTCTCCATCACTTGAAGCATTACTTTGAGTACTGGACCGGGGGCAGCATTTACAAACTGTCCAAGTACTTGTCCAAACTCTAGTGCTTCTTCTTTCTTAGCAGCACTGGTGGGTTTCTTTGTTGATCCTCCTAATACGATTAGAGAGAGTTGTGAAATCTCGTCAGATGTTATGTTCTCCCATTCAGCACCTTCCTCGCCAATAAGAGAGACAACAGTTTCTACCGGCATATTCATAAGACATAACTGAGCAATACCCCAATAGATATCTCCAATCCAATCTTCTATTTGATCAGATTTCTCATCTACGCGCATGTTCGATGCACCAACGTTAGCTTGAACAGCTTGTTGGTTCGTATTCGTTTTAAACTGTTCGCCACGCATAACTGTACTAACAGACGAGATGCGATCAATAGCACGATAACTTCCCTCTTTGTCAAATATCTGATCAAATTGAATAGACGGAGGAGGAATCGAACCAATGACATCACTAATCTTAAAATCTATAGGTATGTTAAGTCCACGTGCTGTACCATCATCACCGTTAAGTACAGCGGCTGCATCTTCTTGTGAGATGACGTTAGTATTAAAGAAGATGTTACGTCTTGCCCACCTACGAGCACGGCGCATCTCATCAGTTACTTCATTGATAGCATCTTGCTGATCTAAGTAATAAGAGACTTCGCCTTTAGTAAGTGGCCCGTTAGGTGACTCGAAGAACGTAAGAGGGTAATAAGGAAAGAAAGTATCCAGTTGGAGAGGATCATCCCAAACCCAAATCGGCCAAGTCCAGTCCTTACTATTAAACAGTAGAACTCGACGAGTGACCTTATCCCAAACAAAATAGACCTTCGTAAGTTTCGCCTTATCAAACGATTCTTGATCATTGAATCCAAACGACTTAGCTGTTTCTTCTTTATCATCATTAAAGATAGTGTAATTCTCTGCATCCTTAGCAGAATCATCGCCTTCAAGAGTAGCCTTCATAACGTGAGTAGGCTGGTAGATAGACTTCCATTCATTCTGTCCTTTAGTCTTACGAGCATAACGGGCTAGAATGAACTCAGTAGGTAACATATCTGATTCGATTACCCACTTAGCATCAGATAGATCAATCTCCTTAGCATTAGGATCAATTAAGATATCGAATGGAGACTTCACTTTAGCAAAGGGACCAGCAGGTTGTAGTATGTCAATACTCTCTTCAAGAGCCTGTATCTGACCTTCTACCTCTACAATAGTCTTAGCATCTTTGGCTTTCTCTAAGTCCTTAGACAACTTAGCTAGATCCTGTAATGCCTCTTCACTACTCTCTGTCTTATTTGTCCAACCAATCTTAATCCAACTACGGTTAGTTAATAGAGTAGTAACAACACAACGCTTTGCCTTGGGCTTCAGATTAATCCCAGGAGTAGCTTTACGATTACCAAGAACATTGACTAACCTTTCAAGTATCGTAGCTGCTTTACGCTTTGACTCTACATTAGCAGTAAACTCGGCTTCAGGATTACGAGCATACAGAGCAGGGACCATTGTGGTAACATTAGCGAATACAACATTCTCTGTCTCCGTAATATTGTTATTCAGTCTCTGATTACCTATAGTATTACCACTACCATGTTCCTTACCTTCTCTATGCCCTAACTGATCATTCTCGTAGTAACGAATAGCCTCTGACCAGTTCTTACGGATACTTTCCGTCTGTGTCATAGATTGACTAACACGAGACTTCCATACTTTACCAGTAGCCTTAGAGACAGGTATCTTACTGTCACCTAATACTTTATAAGAAGGGTCTTTACGTGCACGTGAACGACGTTTCCTAGGAGCGGAGTCACCAAGAGAAGCATCAATATTAGCATCTACTTCTGTGGGGATTTGATCATCAGCCATTACTTAAATTCCTCTGGGATATCTCTTAAGTCATCAAAGAAGTCATTAGCATCAAATGCTTGTGTACGTCCCCCATGACTTAATTTATCCCCAAAGCCACTTCCACTTTGGAGTTCAAATATTCTTAATGCATTACGATGTTCTATAGGTAAAGCTTGTCTTTCTGGAATTGATAATGTTTGCGACCACCGAGCTAATTCATCCTGAGATGGTACAAAATTATCTGCGTCAAACT